ATTCCCCAGCAACTTTCTGGATAAATTCCATTGATCGGCAGGGACCATCAAAGACTTGTCTGACACCGTACTGATAAATAGCCTTAACTATCATCTGTAACTCACCTTTCTCAAGTTCAATGCCCTTGAGTTCCTGACGGATGTAATCTCTAGCACTGTTAAGAGTGACACCATAAGGAGTTGTCATAACAGTACGTTTGGTTACCTTTCTAGTAATGTGTTTACCAAGATGCTCAGGAAGAATTTCCTTTGCCTTCTCAGCAACAATACGATACCCGTCAGAAGGTTTGTCAGTTGGAACTACATTGACCATCTCAGCAGCAGTTTTATCCAATGCCAATGCTGACAAATGTTGGAGTCCAGAACAAGTAGCATCTACTGACACAGGAAGACCAGAAGTCTTCTTAGTCTTAGTAATGACACATTGATGGTATTCCAAAGCAGCAGCAATAAAACACCAAGGTTCTTCTACTTTTGACCATTCAGAGATTGTACCCTCTGGATCAGAAGCAATACGAATCAAGAATTCATGGTTCTTATTGACCCATTCAATTCTTTCCTTCATTGGTGCTTTATCCAGTCCATAAGTAGTAGCAACCTGAAAGGCTAACCACCACTCATTAACTGGTCCCTCTTCCTCAAAATAAATAAGACTCTTGTCAAAGTCTGTTCCTTGAGGACTAAGGCTAGTAGGAATTGGATAAACTCTTCCCCGAAAGTCAAATGACCAGGGAATCCAAAAGCTTTCTCCTTTGTATTTGTTAGCTACATACAGGGCTTCAGTTGTCCTGTAATTCTTCTGTGCCAGAGCTGAGTTCCGATCTTCAATTTCAGTTCTCATTCTCCGATAAGAAACTTGATCCTCTTCCGAGGCTGTTTCCCATGGATCTGGCTTTGGCGGTGGAGGTGTTGGCTCCTCCGCTCGGAATTTACCCACCACAAGGCGGCGTTCCATACAGAAGTTGGCTAGTTGGAGAACCCTGTCGTTGATCCGATAGGGCACCTTTTGGAGCAGATTCAGCATGACCAGAGCCTTGCTGTCTGGTAATAATAGCCCTTCCCCCAAAATCCTAGTCCTGATCAGCTTTGTCAGCCTCCTCAAATCATTGGTCAAATACCCCCCTTTGTGGGCAGTCGTCCAGTCGTTGGGTTCGCATAGCATGGGCCACATACATGCAGCAAGTGCCTCAGCCTGCTCTAGGAGGGCCTCCTTGGCCTCTAAAAACTCTGGGTGGTATACCAGGTAGGTCAGCTTGTCTTTCTTGCCCTTGTAGCCGATCCTGGTGGTGATCCATCCGGTGGCACGAGCAAGTTGATCTACTAACCAGGCACCAACCAAGTGTTTCACGGTGTTACTCCACTTCAAAGGTGCGATCTCGTGACGCCTCATAACCGCACGATACCGTTGAACCTTGTACGAATAGCCTTTGTGATCGTGAATGTGAAGGCGAGTTTTATTAAATAAATCAGCATTCTCATTACAAAATTGATCTAACATCATCTGATGATAAACCAAATTTCCAATATGAGTTGTAGCTGCTTTATAAGTAAGATCTTCAATTCTACGCATTCCAAGAATGTCAAGAACACCCTTGGCGGTAATCAAGGCCAACACACAAGGTTCACAACTTTGAATAGAGAGAATGGCATCTGCTTTATCAGAAGCCCTTCCTAGATTAATTACATGGAGTTGATTACTAATTTGCTCTGTAATAAGTTCTAATCCTTTGTTGATAAAGGCCGAACCATACACAGTAGAGCTAGCATAACACCTATCTTCAGCAGTCCTAGTGCGTTCCCTGAGGCGTTTAATCGCTTCACTTCGCGCATCAAGTTCTCGCTGTAATTGTCGGGCGAGTTGCTCAGTTGTGGCCATTGATCAATCAGTTTCTGTTGTGGGACTATCCTTAACAATGTTCCTAGCATTACGAATAATCATAATCCTAGATACTAGTTGAATCATCTTCTGAGTTATCTCAGCCTCATCCTCAGCCCCATCGAGACCAAGTTGAGCCATCAGTAGCTGCTCAGGATGACAATCAGGAAGCGCAGTTACTTCCCCTGTTTCTGGATCTTCCTCATGGGTGGCTAACACATCTTCATGTGCCTCCATCCTAGAACCAAGATCAATCAACCTATCAAGACCGCTATGAATCAACTCATAAAGCTGATTGTCATAATCATCCTGCCGATACAATTTCCAAGCCATTGATTTGTGGGTGACGAGAAGCCCGGTTAAAGGCATAGTAAGCAAGAACAGTAGCTAACCCTTTCTTGTTAAGGTAGCTGTATTGGTGGATCTTATTCCGTTTGGCTAGCTTACGCAGTTGCCTCCAAGTCAACACATCAGCAAGGTAATGAGCAAGTTGTTCAGGATTAGGAAGGTGTTGCCGACCAGTAATCCTTATCGCTGATTCGAAGTCCACATTTCCTCCTTGATAAGGGTGAGTGAAAGAAGATTAATGTCTGGAAAGAGTTCCTTAATAGTCAGAATGGCATGTGCCTTATTGTGGGCCATGATCTTACCAGAAGCCCCACAGGGACTGATAAATTCCCAGCAGACTATGCTCATTTCGAATACGTGGGTAGTCGAAAGCAATAGTCAAGGTGAGCTTCCTGAATCTTTTGTCTGACAAAGTTAACCCTAGGTTCAGCAGTCATGGCAGCAGTCCTGAAGATTTGAACGACCAATAGCCGTTGCATCTCATCAAGAGCATCACTACCACGCTGTCGAATAGTCTCAACCAGTCGCCTCATCTCAGGTGGAAATGAGTCCCAGTTGGGTTCTCGTTCTTTAGTTCTTCCCATTAGACTATTAACCAAGGTAGACGAAATGGTTTATTCTCACCTGTCGGTCGAGTAAATTTCCACTTCCTCTTTGATGCTTTCTTCGATGCTGTTGAGACTTTCTTCGAGGTAGCCGACCTTGTAGGCAAGCTTCCTGTCGGGGTTGTTGATGACATGTCGTGCCTGTTGAATAATGGTGAGGATTCGAGCTTCAGTCTTAGAATAGAATCTAGGCTTCAGTTCCCAACGAACAGCAGCTTCGTCTTTGTCTTTGTAGACCACATAGGATAATGCGATGGGGTGGTGGGCGTGTGCCCAGTCGGATCATAGCACAGCCCAGTCGGTTTGACCAGTCGGTGATCGTGAAATGAATATAAAAAAAGGGGGGGGGACCCTTTACAGTTCCCCCATGATTCCCCGATACGTTTTAATCAGCAATAGCAACAATGCTAGGGGCACGATAACTATGCTGGGGCTGACCAATACTGGAGACGATAGCATAACTTAGGAAGGTAATGAAGATAGTTAGGATAATGTTTTTAGTCATCATCATTCTCCTCATAGTCATCATTTAATCCTTCCCAGGTATTCTCTCTATCCTCGAAATATTCTTCAAGGTGAGCATCAAGCATGCGATCAAAGTAAGCGTCAAGATCAGTCATTTGTGGTTCTCAGTAAAGGTCAATGGCGTTAATAATGTTACCTTCAGTGTCAAGACACTCAAACCCAAGCTCTCGAATCGCTGCTATCTGTTGTGGTAGCAGTGTCTTACTGTTTGTGAGTTGGCACAGCAACACAGCCTCACGACTCACTGGATAAGCCCTAGTGTTGCCGTAAGCTTCCCTGATGCGAAAGGTAGCCTTGAAGATCGGTGGATGGATGGTGCGGGTCATAATTGTTGGTGCGGTGGTGATTAACAATCAAAGAGAATTACAATACTCATTAAGTGTCGTAATGCCCCTCATTTTGATAGCGTCAAAGATAGCCCAAACATCAGAGTCGCAGATGTCTAATGATGACCCTATGTAGAAGAAGATCTCAGCATCATCTTTGCTAAGTGTGCTAGTAAGCTGTTGGTAAGTTTCGGACATTGTTTGTAATTGTTGGTAATTGTTAGAAATTAAGCAAACACCTCCATGTGCGGAAAGGTCTTACCTTGAAACACACGAGACACAAGGATAGTGTCCCCATTCTCCTCAACACTCCAGTCGAAAGCTGCGTCCACAGCCTCCTCCTCTGTGTTGAACCATTCCTGATCTGGGCCGTGGCTGATGATGAACATTTTTGTGGATAGCGTAGGGTTGGCGTAGTTAAGTTAATAACTACAGAAAAGGTTGACAGTTAATCAACCCAAAGTGTAGTGATCAATTAGCAATTACACAGTTCTGAAGAACATCTCGTTTGTAGATGTCAACAATACCATTGGGAAACATGTCGCAGTAATGATCTAATTTAGAATCACACTGGTTGTAGTCATCGCTATGAAATAGGATGCTAAGTTCACCCTCATTGGTCAGCAGACAAATACTAAAGCGGCGGAAGTCAGGCATGATCGTGAATAGTTTGGTTGTGGTTGTAGCTGATAGCTACAGGAAAGGGACGCTGTGACCTGTCCCCTACTTGTAACCATTAATTATAACCGAGCAACCTACGATAGGTGACCCAAGTTACAGCTTGGACTTGTGTTGGGGTCAATGCTTCCCCGCATAGCTGCTCGCTACGCTTAGCCACTAGCTGATAGGCCCTAGCGATGTCACGATAGAGACCCACACCGATACTAGGTGTTTTGGTAGTCGGTACACGTTCACCAATCCAGATAGCATAGGCGTGACCATCGACGCATACAGCGTCAGGATCGCCCATAATTGACAGGAAGAATGCTGAGACCTTGCGACCATTGAGAATGGCTGCGATGTTAACTGAGCTGGGGTCAGCAAGGGCCAGAATCTCCGCAGCCTTGGCCTTATTAGGGTTAAAGGTGCAGACCTTAACAGTAGAAGGATCGACGCCATAGGACCAAGCCTTGATCATAGCTTCGGCGTCGATACAGTTACGGCCCCATTTGTTGTTTGGGCTGAGAGCTGCAATCACGCCAACGCATTGACCTAAGCTCAGATCGTATGCCTCACTCAAGCGAGAGGCTAGGCGGTATGCCCTTGCATACCATTCGATTCCAGCTTCGATGTCAAACTGGCTAGCCAGTTGGAGCATACCAGCGATGTTACGGGTTACGGCTCGTGCCATGATTGTGATGTTTTGGTGGTGGTGGAAGAAGTAGCGTAAATGCTACAGAAAGGGGACGCTATTACCTGTCCCCTAGTTGTAACAATCAGCCAATCAATCAATAGTGGGCTTCTTCCCAGTCGGTGAGACTGATATATTTATAAGCATTAAGAATAGCTTTAGGGAACAAGTTTTCAAAATCTAAAAAAGAATAGCAGTATTTAATACTATTCTCATGCTGTGCGAAGTGTTTGATCAAATCATCATGCCGCTTGTTATAGGCGAACATTTCCCGATCTTCGATAGAAACGGTGTGATAGTTGCGAGGCATCTGAAATGGAAGCGAACGGGTAAGTGATTCGGCTCGCTTGCTGCCAATGGTAGGTCTGAGACTGGTAGGGCCCAGGGAATTCACTGAAATATTGATATTTCGTTACAATTACCCATAGATCCTAGTAATAGCAAGGGATTAGCTATTCTCAATAAGCACACGTTATTGCGAATCGCACAGATTTTTATATAAATAGTACACGCATACTACACACGCACACTGGATTATGTAGCAGCTAGTGCATTTGTACTGGTATCTTGGCCAGGATTGCTTGCGTACCTGCATTCATAGCAGATGATCAATGCCGCAAAGCCCAGTAATACCAACGGATCTGGGCGGGCCACAGCGGTTTGGACACGAGTTTGGACAGAATGACCCCCCTACCCCCCTGCGATTCTTGGCCGAGGGGGTGGCCATGGGGGGTATGGGGCGAACGCACAGGCGTATAAGGACTTCACAAATTTGTGTCAAAAATCAAGGGTGACACCTACAAGCCCCCACAATGGCCCTCTGAGGAGCCGGAGGTGCAAGGACACCTACGGGGAGTCAGAGGGGTCTTCCTGAGCCATCCAGGGGCTACTCAGACGCATCTCGTCAAAGAAGTCATCACCGGTTTCCGAATACACCGGAGGAGGTATGACAACCTTAGGTGGATCTATCTGTTCATATTTTTTAATTGCTCCATCAACCTCGGTCTTAATCCTATGATTGATGAACTTCTCTTCTACCCACACCAGGAACCCAAGCACCAAAAAGGAGAACCACTCGGGCATTCTCTGTGTCAGTGCCTTATGGAGGGCTTTAAATTCGTTAAGCTTTAGTTGATCACTTCCCATAAGTTTGGCATCTCATCATTAAGGATCCGATTGATTTCTTCAGCAATAACCCTATGCTCTACCTGTGTCTCCGGTCCACGCCTCACCTGGAGGTAATGAATCCACGAGCGGATTGTTCCTGCCATGTAAAGTCTGGTGGGACTGTTCATTGGAAGGATCTTCCTTGCGGATTCTTTTGCTACCCCTGCTGACAACATCTCTTGGTAAAGGTGTTCCAGGTCTTCAAACAACGTTCCAATCCGGCGATAAAAGCCTTGAGTTTCCTCTGGTGATAGGTCATTATGAGAAGCTTGTCGGTTCTTGTGGTCTTGCCTGCGAAGTTGAGGAATGTCAATTCCCCCCAGCCCTTCAGTCGTGGAAGCGTACCTCTGGCTGAACTCTTGAAAGGAGAATGACCGGTGCCTAAGGATCTGTGCTGAGATGTCACGAGTGGTATTAATCTCAAAGCAAGCAGAAGCCATCTCAAAAGGAGACCAATGTTTATGCTTGACCAGATAGCGTAAAAGCTTTCCGGTAGTACCCAACGTCTGTTGGTTCTTAGGGTTACTGACCCTAGCACAATATTCAATTTGATGTTCTGCTGCTGGTGTGATCCAGATAAGCTTAGCAGTCATAGCGGTAGTGATGGTAGGAACAGTAGTAGTTGTTATAGTTGTTATGATTGTTACTTTTCTTTCTATAACAGCTGTATCGTAATAGGTCGGATGTTTCACATTGCTACCTATCGTGATACATTCTTCCTTAAAGAACAATAAAGAAGAATATTAACATTAATTATTATTAATAACAAAAGTAATAAAATTTGTCTTTTTTCTTTTTTTTTCTTCCGTTATTAGTAATGTATCCTACAGTAGGCTTCGCATCTACTGTCTAATACATACCCCCCTTTCCCCCCTTTGATTTGTCAGCCCCCCCGGAGGGGGACCGTCCGTCATCCATACCCGAGATTCCGAGAGACACCCGTTTTTGATAAAGGTTTACAGTTGTCGGTGGAGTCGGGGTACAGTGGTAACGTTGGGAAGGAGAGACCCGAGAGGGTCCCCCCTAAAGAACCGCTGTTTCCACACCCAAAGAGCACCACTTCTCTGGGTATTAATAGCCCTTCCACTAAACCCCTTCCAGCGCAACGGGTTTCAAAACGGTTATATCCACGTAAAAATGGCGCCTTCTTCTTGGGTGATTGGCTCGGAAAAATCGCTTCCGGCAACCAGCAGATCCGTAGCCAGAGTCGGGGCATTAAGGAACCCCATCACCATGTTGTCCCACTGCTGTCGGGACTTGTGGATCTCTTGTTCCTTAGCGGAGATGGCAAGGATGTCCTGAAAGTACTTGACACCCAAGGCCAACGCATCCACTCGGTCATCATGCTTTACTGCCCCCTTTTCCCGACACATGCGTGTCAACTGGTACATGAGCATACGGGGAAGGCGTTCTTCTGGGGCCATGTCGTGGTTGGACTGGTAGTCCCAGGTGACCAGCTTTTCGTCGATAACCAGTCTATGTTGGTTTAACACTGGTTCCAGTGTATCGATGATCCGATCTTCCTTCCTGGTAGTGGCGCGTACCTCCTCAAAAGTCATACCAACCTTCATTTCCTGGGCGTGTTTCTTCATGAGTTCCATGACGGCACCATCTCCAAAGTTAGACTCAATGAGACACATACTGGAACCGTAGCGTCGGGCCATCGTGAGGATTCCCCGAAGAGTCTTGTCTGAGTAACCGTCTTGGGTGGCGAGAATGTCCCTCAAAAAGATGAAGCCATTGATCTGTGACAATACGACTGCTACTGTTTCATCCTTGCCCCGACCGGATGGGTCAACAGCAACGATGGTTTGATTGTAGGGGACGTATTCTCCGGTGCTTTTGGGTCGATGCCACCTATCGCCTGGAAGGGCCACGGCGGGCAGGTCAAGGAGGGTTTCCTTATCAGAACCCCAAACAACGTCCGAAGGCCCCTTGCTGGGGTCCAGAGGCATCACTGAGAAGTCGCTGAGCTTGAGGGGGAACTTCAGTGCGTCGCTTAGGCTGGTATCCAGCATGAACTGGAGCATGAAATTGCTCCGACTCATGGACTGTTCCCGCTCAAGAAGGTTAATCTCGGAGAATCTTGTGTCGGTTGGTTGCCATTTTATTTTCTCGTGTCCCTGTTCTTCGATGTCAGCAACCAGTTGAGGAGCTAGGACATCCTCGTACCCGACTAGGCTCTTGGGGTATCGGGCAGGCCACACAAAGGGTCGATAGTTTCGTTCCCGAAGTGTGCGGTAGATGGTAAAGGTAGTTTGTGGTGTTCCAAGAAATACAATGCGACTATCCTGCTTTGGTGTGAGGACTGATTCGCCTTCTGTAACCAACTGAAGAAGTTTTTCTCGCATGAGATCTGTCGCAGAGTTCGCAGGAACTTCCACGTCATCAAACACGATGAGGTCAGCACGAGAGCCGGTGATCTGTCCCGTGATACCAACGCTCTTAACGGATGGTGATTGGGCAGGCCGACATCCAGCAATGTCAAACGATACGCGGGACCAACGCTGGTCATCGTCAACCGGACGCATTCCCGACAGCCATTCAAACTCAAGGATACACTTTTGACAAAAGATGGTGAAGTCATCGGCTCGTTGTTTTGATGCGGAGATCACAAGGATCTTTTTGTCCTTGTCTTTCCAAAGTACCCACAGCACAAAGGCAGCAGCAATCCAGGACTTACCAAGACCACGAAACGCTTGGATCTGTAGACGCTTTGGGCCGTTCTGTAGATACCCGGCAATGGCAAGTTGTGCTCTTGTAGGACGAGGTAGGTCTAACGACTTCCAGACAAGAGACAGGAATAGTGGAAAAGAATCAAAAAGCTGCTCTTCTATGGTCCTCTGAGGATCGGCCACAGGGCTGTTGTTTTTGGTCATACGATACGATATACCGGAAAGGGAATGGAGGCCCATTGCTGAGCCTCCTAGGTGTCGCTAAACGACTATTTCTTTTTCTTGGCCATGCCTGCTTTGCTCATGGCAATAGCAATGGCTTGTTTTTGGGGACGACCCTCCTTGACCATCTTGGAGATGTTTTTGGATACGGCACCCTTTGAGGAACCTTTTTTGAGGGGCATGATTACTGACCTTTCTTCTTTTTCTTCATGATGGATGCCGCAAGCTTTTGGTTATAAGCAAGCGTTCCATCAGCAGTAGGTCGTGCCTTGAGGGTTTCGTAGGCAAGACCAGCAGGAGTAATCTTACGCAGGGACATAGCCGTAGAGACAGCCTTAGCAAGACCACCTGGCATGACTTGGGGACCACGGGGCATCGGCTTGGCTAGGGGCTTAACTGATTGTGCGGAAAGGCGATTGATCTTTGGATCACGACTACCACCACCCGTAGCACGGATAGTATTGGTCGTACCCGTTACTGGATTCCGAGGCAGGTTTGGAAGACGCGGAGAGTTCGAACGGTTATTCGTGGTAACCCGAGAAGCACCGGCTCCAGTGCGAACACCTTGTCCACTTTTAGTAGTGGGGGCAGGATTCCGACTTGGACGAGGACCCTGTTGAAGTTTTCCTTGAGCCCGATACTGTCTGCCGGGGCCAGGAGAACTCTTGGAGGTGGTGGTTGCCTTGGGCTTAAGGGGGCCCTGTTGCTTCATAGTTGAAACTTGGGTAGGCCGGGGCCTCGGCTGAGACCCCCCCGCATTGCCCTTGATCCGTGCCTGCCGGGTAGCAGAGCTAGTCCGACGATTATCTTGACGCATGTTGGGCATTAGCCTTTACCTTGACGTTTTTTGGATTCTTCAATCATCTTCCTGATCTCAGCAGTCTGTTCCTTAAGGCTTTGACGCTTTTTAGGAGTCGGGGAAGATTCAGCAGCAAAGGTTTGATTAACACGCATACCGTAACCCTTCATCAGATCAGCAGCGGACATTCCAGAGAATTCGCTTTCAGGTTTAACTGAGGGCTTACGTGCTGCTACTGGTTTGACTGCGGGACGAGACGGAGCCGAAGACCGAGCAGGGGCTGTGGCTGCCTTAGGGGCGGTGGGTTTAGTTGCGGGCTTTTTAGGCTTAGCAACCTGAGTCATCTGGAGTTTACCATTGACAAAACCACCTTTCAAGGCGGGCATAGGGCCCATCTGTGATTTAGCAACTGGTTTGGCAGCAGGTTGAGAACCAGATTTCTTAAAGCGAGGACCGTAGTTACTAGAAAAACGCTTATTAACAGCTGCCATAGCTTTAGCTAGCTGTTGGTTGCCTTCACTTCTTGGATTAACAATAGAATTAATAGTGTCAGCAGCTCCAAGAGCAGCACCTGCCACACCAAGACCACGACCTACTTTACCAAAAGTTGAAAGTGCTTTGCCAGCTACTTTTACAGTTCCTTTAGGAAGAGAAGGGGCTCTAAAGTTGCCACTTGGCTTTGCTTGTTTTGCAAGAGCACCACCCTTGGTTCCCACAATAGGACCACCTTTCTTTCCAGGAGGAAGGGCTTTAGTCACTTTAGTCAGTGGGCCTCCTTTCTTTCCAGGAGGAAGAGCCCGTTGTCCGGTAGTATTAGAAGTGCGAGTCCCAGGTTGGAAGGGACGTTGCATTGTTGTCGTGGGTCGTTTTTGAGGGGTAGAAGCGGCAACTTTTTTGCTACTGCTTGCCCTCTCCGCCCGACGACGTGCGCTTGTAACGGGGGGTTTTTTAGCCATGATGATCAACCTTGGGTGATGGTTGCCACCGGAATGGCAAAGTTGGATCCAGCACCAATCAATTGGCAGGACAGCGAATCATTAGCGGTGTACCATTGACCACCACGTACAAGAGTACAAGCAGTCACAATACCACCAGCAACAGTGATGTTAGCGGTAGCGCCATAACCAGTACCACCAGAAAGAGCCACGTTGGTATAAGTAGCAGAAGTATAACCAGTACCACCAACCAGAGTACCAAGAGTAGCAACAGCACCAGTTTCCTTACGGGTAACAGTTCCCGTTACCTTTGCGGTAGGAAGGGTAGAAGGCTTAGTCCGAGTAGCACGAACAGTACGAACAGCCGTCACAGCAGCTTGAACAGTTGCGTTAGCAGCTACGGCAGTAGAAGCAGAACCGTAGGAAGCAGCAACAGTCGTTGTGGTGTTAGCGCCATCGGTACGCAACACAGTGGTGTGAACCTTGTTAGTTTGAAGGTTCTCATCACGCCAACCAGGGGCGCTAGAGATACCACCATAAGTCAAACTATCAGCAGTAATTTTAGTAGCCATTTGCTTTACTTAATAATAAATAAGTTAACGTTAACAAGTAGTCCAGGCAAGGACTTTCGAGAAATTAGACTGGTCAAAAGACTCTTGACCAATCCACCAAGATAACCAATGGTTCGAACCTTTTGATTGGTTACACTTGAGACAGGCAGGTACCACGTTAGACGTAGTATCGTGACCTCCACGGGCCTTTGGAATTACATGATCCAAAGTAAGATTATGATCTGATCCACAATAAGCACACTGGTTATTCCAATGTTCCTTAATTGCTGATCGCCAAAGTCTCTTAGCTTCTGAGGAAGTCATGGCCTTTAGGTTAAAGAGATAGTCGGAAGGGGCTTCCAGAATCATTGGGCTAATGAATCCTGTGTGGTTTACTTCTTAGTAGGTCGGCCTCCGGCACCATTACGGGCACGGTTTTTTGAGGGCGATTCTTTAACTAGTCGGCCACTCTTTGTATGGGAAAGATCAGACCCACCCTTGCCCATCATGCCGCGACTACGGCGTGCGTCAGCAAGGTCAGCCCGATACTTTTTATCGGTTGGAGACTTATT